TTTGCTAAACGACTATCGACAGATGAGCTGAAGTAGTCCTCTAGCGCGGCACTGTACGCATCCTCATCGTGATCAAAATCCTCAAACCGTGGTCGCGTTTTAGGCTGAGCCTGCGACGGGCTGTTATTGGCTTCAAGTTGAGCGCGTAAATCAGCAATGGTCTTTTGCTGCTCGGAAAGTTCGTCATCCTTTTCTGTGAGCTTTGCCTTTAGCTTGCGCCGGACATTTGCTACATCAGAGTCTGTGAACTTAAGGTCTTGTGATGTCTGTTCATCACTTTGCATCCAGGGTTCTACAACCTTTTCTTCCTCGTCATCTTCAGAGTCTGCATTCTCTTCAGGTTCATCGGTTTCTTCAGTTGCCGCCTCTTCTTCCAGCTCTTCCTCCAAGTCCTCTTGCAGAGAGGTCTCTTCAGCTTCTGCTGCTTTCGTTGCGTTTTCTTCCTTTAGCTCTTCCAGAGTTTGAGTTGCCACTTGTGTAATCCTCGTCAGTGTTACGATCATCCTGCGTAAACCACGCAGTAGGCTGAGTGAGAAACCGCGCTCCCGCGTAAACGAAAAAAGGCCGCTAAAAAGCGACCTTCAATCGAGGGTAATTTGTGGTTTAGGCTGCTGGGGAAAGAATCTTCTGTGCGTTCTCAATCTGCTTGCCGAAGGTCTCTACCTCGGTCTTGGTAATATCTACACCGGTCTTCTCGGCCTCAATCATTACCCTCATGCGGTTGGTCTCTGCATTGAACTTATCAATCTCCTTATCCAAGAGAGCTGCCTGCCCTTTCATCATCTCGGCTTGACCGATCAATAGATTAGGATCTTCTTGCTGGTTCTCTTGCGCGGCTGCGTAGGCCTGCTTCTCTTCGTCGGTCTCAGGATCTTGCACACCCATCATGATTAATTCGTTACGTGCATAGTCCCTAACATCATCAAAGCCAGCACCATCCATCAGTCCTAGATACTTCATCAGTAACAGGTTGTGGGTTGGCGTACCTTCAGATGTACCAGCTAACAGGTCTTTTAGCTCTTCTCGGGTCTGCTGCTTTTGGGAAGTAAAGCTGGGGCCGACATCGGCATAGACATCAAAGGTCTTGCTGCTTAAATCATTTAACGTCATCAGCTCCATCGTCTCAGGATCCATGACCTGCTCCATAATCTGTACTTGCTTGCGTGTACCATCAGGCATCGTCAGCATCTCAGTACGGGGCGTGTCATAAACCTCTTTGGTCATAGACGCGAATACCTCACCGTCTCGACGCATGGCGTGCTTGAAGTTGGACTGATAGATAAACGTCTGCATATCCATTCGTTCTTGAACAGCGAGAACTGCCTTACCCGACATATCAGGATCAGCCAGATTCTGAGGGAGTCCGGGATTAGCTACATCCTCGACCGCTTCACGGGATAGCGCAATGGATTGGATAAGGGCGTTGGGAACGTTCTGCTCTGGCATCTGAGCAACAGGGCCGATAGGCAGGTCTTCACCAGCGCTGGTCTTTCTGTTCTGAAGAAGATAAGGGTAGTTATTGTCTGCCCCATTCTCTTCATACATTGATGTAAAGCCCTGTAGCTGCTCCTGAAAGAAGATCGGCTTAGGCCGTGGAGAGCGGGAGACAATGTCAGCAAGGTAAGATAGCTGAAAGTTCCTTAACCGCTGCGGGTCTTTAGCTATTCGTGTAATCCCTTCGTAGACTTCTTCACCTTCAACAAAGGCACGTTCACCATAACTAGGGACTATTGGTAGTTCAGTACCAGGAACCATCGTCTCATCTAAAATCTCAGAACCTGAGGCAATGTATCTTGTTACCTCGTACTCTTCGTACTCACGCTCATCAATAACCTGATAGCCACCATCAACCAGCGTATCGAATATGCCTTCTACCTGCTTCTCGGAGTAAACAACCTCGTTACCGAACAAATCTTTAAAGGTGTAGGACTTAACCTTGGTCTTTTTCCGATGATAGAACCGAGCCACATAGATAAGATCAGATGACCACCAGGGGAATACATAGGACTGATTGGGGGATTTAAAGTCATCACCTGATATTTTACCCGGGTCTTCACCGGTCAACTCTTCAACCAGCAAACGATAGGCATCAGGGGAATAAGGGACTAGAACCGAGACATAATCGGCATCGGACTTGTCTAGTAACTTCGCATTAGGATCCCAAAAGACAGTGTTACAAGCCTCATAAAGTGGCTGGCGTGTAATGATCTGCTCTTGCTCACCGATATTGTTGGTCTTATATTGGTTAACTAACTCCCATGCACCAACACCGGCGACAATGGCTTCATTCACACCGTTATCAAATGATTCCTTACTGGTGTTAGATCGGCAGCTACCACGGTATAAACCATCCATCACATCTGCACCATCAGGATCATCAGATGTTGGCTCAAAGTCTACTTGAACAGGGTTAGCGTGGATGTTGGACATGATCTGTCGGCCAGCCTTACGCAAGATATTAAACTCACCGCGGTACTGAAGCTGTGACGTATCCAAGAGGTTGTCGTCCCATTGAGTCACCCAGTAGAACATCAAGTCATCACTGGCCTTATCTCGGGTCTGCTGACCGCTGTCATAAGCCTTATCGTGTAACTGTTTTAGTTTATCGAGATCGAGCATTTCTACCGCCATAGGTTTTTAAGGGGGCTGGGATATAGGGTTTGGGAGTGACTAGCAATTCACCTTTGCGCTTAGCGAACCGTCGCATCATGTATGCGTAGCGGATCGCATCTAAGATGTCGTCCTTTACCTTCACGATCTTGCCTTTCTCATCGCGATGGTATTGACGCACCTCGTCCATTAAATCTATCTGGCCTTTAAATACCCTGAACTTGCCTTTACGCATTCGATCAAGGATTTCATAGAGACCATTCTCTACTGAGTTACCGCCTTCCTGCCATGTCGCGTGCTCCGCTAACATATTAAAACCGGCTGACTGATAGTGATCCTTCTGCTGAGCGGTGACATCTCTGCCCTTCTCATGCATCAGTCCATCAGCAGGCCATGCAACAGGAACATTCTGACTCCATGCTTTAGTCGCACCCCAGGCATCATTAGCGGAGACCTTAGAGGCCTTCCATGAGTGCGTGGCGTAGGTGATGTCGTTATCAGGATCGAAGGCTAATTGAATCTGAGACTGGGGATGATCCCAACCAAAGTCCATACCGTTAATCACTAACCAGAAGTCAGGGATATCAAAGGCATCACATTCAATAAACTCATCAGCGATATCATAGATACGACCATGACCGAGCATGGGAATACCCTTAGTCCGCATATCACGTTGATGCTCTGGATACTGACCTAACAGACGCTCTCGCTTCTCTTCAGTCATGTGAGGGGCATCGTTCCAACCCTTCATCATAAAGAACTGCTCTGGCGTGGGATCGTCCATAAACTTAATGACTAGATCCGTACGGCCATTCTCTGGTGTGAAGGTATAAATACCTCGACCACCCTTACCGCGATCACCGTTAATAGTCCGGGTTAATACCTGAGGTCTAATCGTTTGGTCTTTGGGCTCTTCATCCACATGAAACCAATCAACCACATCACCCATAATGGCGTGCTGTCCTTGAGAGTAAGACCAGAACTGGATAACAGAGAGGTTTCCGTTTGAATGCCTGACTCTTACCGTTCTCATGGCGTTAGCTGTACCAGACGCGCTCTCATGGCTCACGATACGGCTCTTAGGTACAAGACCACCCTGGAACTCACCCTGGCTGTATTCACCAAAGAGAGCGGTTTGAAGCAGGTCTCTGGTCTTCTCCATTGAGAAGCCTAAAGCCCAGCATAAAGGCGCGAAGTCAAACCTGTGACCTACCCAATCATCTGGATAATCACCCAGTAGATGAAAGGCATCTATTGTAGTTCCTGTGTACGTCTTACCGATCTGGTTTGCAGCACAGAGACAGGACTCGTAATGATTAGAGGTGGAGGCAACAAACTCTTTCTGCCAGTCATAGAGAGATTCATAAGCCGTGAGACACTGGCGTTCTTTCTTCCGCTTAACCTGCTCTTCTAGAAGCTGTGCATAAAGCAGTTGATCACTCACCCTTTAGCTTTCCTTCGAGTTCTTTGATCTTTGCGTCAAGCGCTTCTTGCGACATATCAGACAGACCTACATTGCCTGTGTGCTTGTTATCAACACCGTCTCTTAATCCTAAATCTCTTGCAATTATGTTGGCGTTAAGTAGGTCAGCAGCAGCACCGGAGAACTTCTGATCCCTTATCACTTCCTCTATCTCGTGTGTGATATAAGAAAAATCATCTAGCTTCTTGTACTCTTCCCATGTTGGAAACGTAATATGTAAGAATCTACAAAGCCCTGTGATAGTCATAGCGCGCATCTTAGAGATAGAGCCGTTCACAATCTCCCCCTGGTATTGGAATATCTTTCCTTCCTTTAGCGGGTTGTCTTCTATCCACTGGAAATACTCTTCGGCTGCATTCCATAAGTCTTCAGGCGTCTTAAATATTTTGTCTCTTCCGTGCTTGCTTCTAGCCTTCCAGAATTGATTACCTGTATTACCGTGAGCCATCTATAACCTCAGTCCATAAAAAGCAAAAAGCCCCCGTTAGGAGGCCCTGCGGCAGTACGACGAAACATACTGCGTGGTGTTAAGTTGTTTTATGTTCATTACGCCCCTACCGTCATCAGTGTTCTACTGCTTGGATTTACACCACCGCTTGGAGGGTAAGTCAAAACCTTAACGCCCCAGTTACCTTCCCTGTCTAAATCATCTTCGATAAACGTGTATTGGACATATTGACCTGCCAGTAGGAGTTGACCATCAATCTCTACATTGACAAGACCAACCGTAGCTGTCTTTGTTACTGTCGAGCCACAAGGCTTATCAAAAACAATCTCGTTTGTGTTTGCGCTTATATCTTCTCCAACCCCTATTGTTAGCATTGAGTCTGCTGTTCCGTATTGGCCTACATAGAAATCTGTCATAGCTTTACTCTTAACAAAACGTTGCTGGAAAATTTAATCTTTAATAATGGATTTGTGGGGAGCCTTACGCGCTTTAAGGCCCCTAAAATAATGGTTTGACCTGAGTAAACACCAACCGCCGTTAACTCTAAATCAGCCAGCGTAATACTCAGCGTTCCATCAACTGTGGTCGCTGCGTCCGCATCAAGGATTAGTGAATCAAGCGTGGTATCCAGTGAAGCCGATATACCGGTAACTACCGTACCGTCTGAACTTAAAGTAACTGCTGAAAGAGTTATGTCGGCTGTTGCATCAATATCAACACCAGTAGCACCACTAAGTGTTAACGCCCCTAGCGCAGTGTCTAGCGTGCTATCAACCTCGATACCTGTAACAGCATCAAGGGTTATTGCGCCTAATGTAATATCGGCTGTTGAGTCTATATCTGCATTAGCGTCTGCGGTAAGGGTCAGTGTGCCAAGCGTTGTGGCTAGTGCTGCTGTTATGCCTGCTGCGGTAGAGGTAGACTCAAACGTACGGCCATAAGCAACAACCTTGCTTGCCCCGCTCTTTTCAACTGTGCGTCCGTAGACAACAAACTTTCTGGCCATCTACGCCACCACATCAACAGTCGTATCCAGATAAATAGTTGACGATGCTTTAGCGAAATACAGTCTTATGGTTGGTACACAGTCAGCACCGACATCACCTGAAGTATCTATGTCGATCTGATAGCGATTCTCCGTTGTGCGGCCTGTCCATGCCTCTGTGTTAGTAGTGAGGGCTGTCCCAGTCGCTAGTGGATCTGGCGCAAATGAACCTGTTAAAACATTACTCTGCGATGTGGCAATGTTGCCTATATTTTTTGTTGTGCCATCGGGATAGAGAGCCTCTGCCCATATATCGGCATCAGTAAGCGTATCTGCCGAGAGGATGTAAATTCTTAGGGTGTCGGTACTTGCCGAACTGAGTGCCGCATCAATCGTGGGAAAATCAAAGGCTAAAGGCGCAAAGCGTGAGTTATCTGTATTAGCAGTTATCTTGACTGAGACCTTTTGCGCTGAGTCATCATATGCCGTAGAACCGTCTCGATAAAACGTGGTGTCATCAGAGATTGCCCCGCCAAAATCTTCGCGGTAATAACGATGCTCGGCACTAGCGGACACGCTAGAACATCGCGTAATCAAAATATCATTCAACGGCTTAGCAAACGTCTCGTTGAAATAAAGCGCGCCAGTATCAACAGCCGAGCTGAGTTGGCACAGATCCATGCGGACTGTTATCTTGTCATCCGACCCAAAGTTGCTACCGGTATTAGCAAACAAAGTGTTAACTACGTCACTTAAGTCGACACCATACATTTCGTATGTACCACCGCCACCGCCAAAATTTCCTGAAGACAAATTGCTAATGCTTCCACTAGCGCGGAAAAAGCGGCCCCCGAACATCTTAAACGTGCTGGCAAATTCTGAGATATATAGCTGGGAAGATCCGCTTGCCGCCTCTACATCGCAATCATAAAGCTCCACAGACTGGCCGTCTTGCTGTGCCGCAATGCCGTCCACGGCATTAATTGGCCCAATCGAGCACAAATAACATCTAAGCTGAGTTCCCG